AAGGTGTCCCTAACGTACCCCAAGTATACGTTCCACTGGGTGAATTTGAATACACGTGTCCAGCAGTTGTTGCAGCTGATACCGTCGAATACGCACTCGAATAATCACTCGCGGTAAACGTACCGTGATGGAAAGCAAGCGTGGTAGCCGATGAACCACCACCACCACCACTGCTACCAATAGTTTTATTCACAAAACTATTCAAACCTATTACACCGCTTGAAACTGATGAAGTTCCATCGGTAAAACCTATATTATACAACTCAGACATATTATGAGGCGCTGCATCTGAAAGTATAGTGTTTAATATATTATATAAATCCGGTGAAGCACCGACCGACATTTATTAATATAGGTACATAAAAGAATTACGCTAAATTATCTTAATAATATGTCGTTCGGTATCGTCGGTATTTCACCACCGACCCTAAAAATTGCGAACGGGGTTCAAAAAATTAATAAAGTTCACACGTGTCACCAAAATATTTCACAAGAACTGAACATGTATAACTCAGAAAACTATGCGTGCGTGGCGGACCTTATGGTAAACATGGACCGTCCTCGAACTATTGTTACGGCGTGTAAAAACGTAAAAGATGTTCGACCAACACTCTCTAAAATTCTCGAATGGTCTGACCCTGAAGATACGATCGTTAATTGTACACACGAACACTATAAACATAACATGTATTACGAAAACGAGTGTTCGAATAAAAACGTACACTATTTAAGTGCATCTCTATCAAACGATGCATTCCTCGTCGGAGGTCAAAAACGTATTTTTAGATCCCACGAACCCTTATTCTATTCGTTCGCTAAAAATGTTCAACACACCGGGGATATGCCCGGTTCGGGACATTTCGCGAAAATGGTTATTGATGGTCTCGAGTGTGCCATGTTCCAAATCGTCGGTGATGCGTTTGCGTACTGTAACGGGAACGTTCCGGTCATGCTTTCACTCATGGATAAGGCAAAGAACATGGACGTTTCGGGACCCGTTATCGATCGGTGTAAAAGCCAACTTTACGTGACTCGAAACTATAGTCAAGTCGCCCAAGTTAAAAATTCGACCGCATGGTTCATGGAGTATACATTCAAAGCGAGGTTACCGACCCCCGTCATACACTCGTCTATTACATCACGCATGACGAGTCAATACGCGAAATTATCCGAAACACACCAATCGTATAATACGTTTTACGATACGAACGTTATTCTTCAAACGATCCGGTTCTGTTTTGCAATGACACTCTATGAAGCTAACCAAATTTCATATGGGAAAATCGTAGACTGGTCGAAAAATTCGAATGTGGCGTGTCGCATGTTTGAAAACCACGATCCCTTATACGTGATGGATGCGACCGTCGAGTTTGCGAGGACGTTTGTCATACATTGCTTGAACTCTGGGGTACCTATACCCACAGTTCAAGCCGCGTTGAGCCAATATGATTTTATGAAACAAGAAAGAACGTCGATGAATTTTATCGCGTCGTTACGAGACGTTTAATTTTTTAAAATATTGTAATATTTTAAAAAAATAAGTACAAAGCAAATGCCTTACCACTTGGCCACACGAGCTCGTTAGAGAAATATGCTCGCGACAGGGTTCGAACCTGCGATCGTTTGCTAAATTTGTAAAAACTCTCTCGACCGGAGTTGAACCGGTGACTTCGCGATTAACAGTCGCACACTCTAACCAACTGAGTTACGAGAGAAACGGGTATGGGGGTCGCGCAACCAAGGATCGAACTCGGGACAATTGGAGTTTAGTGACTAAACGAATAGTTATAATAATTCATTACAATTACAATCCAATGCTCTACCAACTGAGCTATCGCACGGTGATGCCGACAGGATTTGAACCTGCGCTCTTTCGAACCAGAGCCTTAATCTGGCGCCTTAGACCACTCGGCCACGGCATCATTATCAGCTATTGCTAGGATTTGAACCTAGGTGATTGGATTCAAAGTCCAAGATACTGACCACTATATGACAATAGCTCCCCATATTTATTTTGTTTGTAGTCTTTAAGTAAGAATGTTCATTCCGATTTTAATATCGATTCTTCTACTGGTACTCGTTACACTTTTGTTACGTCGGTCATTCCGAACGCCAGAATATAAGTGTTTTCTTTTGACACTAGAAACATCAGCAGACCGACGCGAAAAGTTTATTAACCATTACGATAAATCCGTACCTCTAGAAATCATATACGGGGCTGATACCAGGAAACTCGAAAATGCTAAAAAGTACCAGAAAATCATCGATCCAATTTACTACCGCGAGGCTTTAAGACTTCACTATAACGAAAACAAAACACGTCCCGATATTACCTATTTCAATTTAGGGGCTATTGGGTGTTATATGGGACACATGGACTTTTATAAAAGGTGTTTTGAACAAAACCTCAAATATGCCGTTATTTTTGAAGATAATGTTGTTATAAAAGATAAACGTGTCTACAAAGAAATACAAAGTGTTATCGATAATAAAGGTGATAATTTCGAAATGTGTTTCTTCCATTGTTTATCGCGGTACCCCGATGAGGAAAAACCCGATAAAAATGGTCTCGAACGCGTTAAGTGGATTTCGAGTACCAAGTGTTACCTCATAAACGTCGATAATATGAAAAAGTATTACGAACACTTTTTTCCTATCGATAACCACGTCGACATGAAACACGAAGATATCATTGCGAGAGGGGCACGTGTTTACTATAAAGATCTTCGACACTGTTTACACATTGACCGTACCCATAACAGTACCATCGGACATAGTAATTGGGGAAAACGTAAATTCTTTTCGAAACGGTACCCTACCGCAACCACCGACGATCTCCAGTATGGTTGGTAAAACATACTAATTCCACGGTATATCTTGTGGACGAAACCGACACCCATCTTTTAAAAAGTCAACAAACTTTTTAAATTCTGGTTCAGTTATATCCGTATTTTCCATCGAATCGAGAACGTTACCGACATATTCGTTATACTTTTTATGATTACCTCTATGTGTAACTCTATTCTCACGCAAATTACCAATTTCACGCGGTAACATGATTATATTCTCACTCGCGTGTATATCATACTTAACCTTTTCAATAATTGGGTGACTCTTGAACTGCTTTGGTATGACGTGATGATCCTCAACGTTACGAACATTCCATCTAAGTTTGAATGTTCGTCGAAGGAGAGATCCGTATCGCATACTATAGTTTTGAAATACTTCTATACCGAGACGCATCAATGAATCTTCTAATTCATCAACTTCTTGCCATGCCGCAAAACACTCTTCTGATGTTCCCGAAACGTAACACTTTTCATCGGCTTCGTCGAGTGCTTCCGCGAACCTAAACTGAAGGCGTGGGTTCTCGAACGTTTGAAACGCAATATTTATTTTTTTACTATACGTACCTTCGAGAATGTTCTTACGTATTTGGTTACGTTTGTTTTCGGGTGTCGGAGGAATTGAAGAAACTCTAATCATTTACTTTTTAACGTGGTATATCTTTAACACGTTAAAAAGTAGGCGTGATCCCAGCGGGGGTCGAACCCGCGACCTCGGCGTTGCGTTTGTGACACTAAAGTCACTTAGGTATACCTATTAATGTATAAGCACCGCGCTCTAACCAACTGAGCTATAGGATCATATTCATATATCAATCATAATCTTTATACCCCACACGAAGGGTGAGACTCTAAATCTAGTGATTGTCTCGGTGTTGGTAATTCTCGTGAAGACTTTTGTTTCAATATCCATTTTTTTACCACGTTTGATGTTCGTATTTCATCACTTTTAGTCATATCTTGTGATATTATACTTAAACCGTTACACACGTCAGGTTTATTTTCTTTATCGGGGAACATATCGTTAAACGCCTCTATTGTATGTGAAGGTATATCGGGTGCATCATCAAGTAATCTATCGTATTCTAGACGCACTTTATTTACAAATTCTAAAACGTCTTCGCGGTATTTCGTTTCGAGTGATAATTCCATATCAATGTTCCTATAAAATTTTGAATATTGTACACACATGACCGAGTGTGATTCCATCATACGTGAAGAATTGTTAAACTTTGATATTGATGTAAGTATACCCGCAACCACGTTCAAAAACGCGAAAAAGTATTGAAAAATAACAATTTTTTGTTTTTGTTCGGTCGACATATTTTGATTATTGGGACTTAAAACCGCAAAACCACCGACACCCGTAATACTCGATATGATTATACATGGGTACGATAACCAATCGTTCTGTTTCTTATAAAACATACGCGCGTGATTATGTAGCCATCTGTATCCGGCAGCCTTTTCGGCCCATCGGATTAGGAGCTTTTCTTGTTTTGGACACCAATAATGTTGTTCTGGTATAGTGTCGCCTCCCATTACTCTTTCTTAGAAAATAAATATGCATACTCACGAGCCTGTGTGTCAACAATCTCGTTCTTTTCGTTACCGTTGTGTGCCTTGACCCACTTTATATCAACAAACTCAATTTTACGCAATAAGTACAACATGTGTACCCATAAATCCTTATTCTTTACGGGTTCACCTTTACTCGTTTTCCAACCGTTACGTTCCCAGTTTTTCGACCACTCAAGTAATCCCATTTTTACATAGTTACTGTCTGTATATACAGTTACAGTATCGTGTCCTAATTCTATACACTTCTCGAGTGCTTTTACGACCGCGGTCATTTCCATTGCATTGTTTGTGGTTACCTTAGCACCACCTCGATCTATAAATTCATCTATAACATACGCCCAACCACCTGGACCAGGGTTTCCTAGACAACTTCCGTCCGTGTAGACTTCTATCATACTTACTAGTATATACGATAAAATCTTTATATTTCGACAACGTGTTCTCTTCTATATGGAAAAAAGTAATAGTAACATTTAACCACTGGATTAAACAATAGACACGAACCAACCACAGTTCCAAAAATTATTAAAAATGTGTATGTTGGTTCCATTTATATAGTACACGCGTAATTCTTTATCTTTGAGTTTCAGTATCATCGCAACACGTTTTTGGGCAGAAAAGTGATAAGATTATAACACCAAGTATGGTAAAAGTTACTGATATTCCAACTATAAAATTCATTATATTTGTATCACTACTTAAAATTTTAAGTGTATATTAATACAAATGAACAATTATCAGGATTGGGATCCAGTTGTTATCCGTGGTAAAATTGATAAAACACGAGAAAAAGAAAAATATGTCAAGTTTATGGGTCAAGAAATTAGGTTACCGAAACGGGGTCAATATTCTGGAAAATCACCGGAACAGAAACTGGATGAAGCTGAATTGGCCGGTACACATAAGAAAGTAAGTAAAGAAACAGGTTTAACGATCCAACGGGCACGCGTTGCAAAACAATATACACAAAAAGATCTCGCGGGTCTTATACACGTATCAACAGATATCATCTCTTCGTACGAATTAGGTAAATCAATTCCAGATCCTAACGTCATGCAAAAATTGCGTCGAGTTCTGGGTGTTAAACTTTAAAATTTGGTCTAAATTTTAATTTTTAAATTGTAAATTTTATTTATTTTTTAAATTTTTAAACGCTTAATAGACGCTTAGTTGGAGAACGCAAGGCCACCCATACCCGATTGGATTCTGAGGACGTTGTAGTTCGTCGCGAACATGTTAAGACTCGTCTTATCCGAACCAGCCTTCGTCTTGATGGCGACTTGCGCGTTGTCGATTCTGGAGAAGTTACAGGTACCCGTTGGTTGATGCTCTTCTGGCTTGAGCGCAAAAGAGTACGAGTAGATCCCCGCCATTGGGGAGGCGGTGTGGTGGACGAATGGTTGGACGGTGTTAAAGTACTTACCGCCTTGTTCCTTGAATCTGTCTTGACCGTTGAGGACCAATTTGAATTCTTTCAATGGACCCGAAGTTTGTTCGTCGAATTGCACATCGCCGATCAAAACTGGCGCACCTGCGGCACCTGGGGCAATCGACACGTTAGATGCCAAATCCGCCGACATCAAGGAAGACACCGTAACCTCGGTGTCAGTAAAGTTCCACAATTGGTTGGCGTCACAGATAAGGTTAGAGGTTTCTGTGCAACACCAGACCAATTCCTTGACTGGGTGATTGTACGACAATCTGATTTGCTTGGTAGTATCGTCGGAGCCCAATTGGTCCGTACCAGTGTGTTGGACTTGTTCGATCAAGTATTCGTGACCCTTTTGCGCAAATCGTCTGCGTTCTTCAGTGTCAAGGTAGATGTAGTTACCCCACACCTTCAACGAGTCGAAGTAAGTTTCGTAGACACTGGTCAAGTCAAAGTCAATTCTGACTTCGTGGTATTGCAAGGCAATCAATGGCAAGGCCAATCCTGGGTTTCTGTTAAAGAAAAAGATCAATGGCAAGAAAACCTTTTCGTTGTCCGCGACAGCCGAAGACATCTTACCGTAGTTCAACTTCGCGGATTCGTCCAAGTACAATTCCGCGTACAATCTCCACCACTTTTGGTAGTGCTTGTCGATTCTTTGACCACCGATGGACAATTCAACAGTGGAGATCGCGGCTTCCGCGACCCACGCCTGTTCAGTCTTGTCCAAAGACGCGTTATTCACAGTCAATTCAACGTACATGTCCGCGATCAAATCACCATTTCTGGCGACCGTGACGGAGACGCGACCGGAGTTCGCGGCGGTACCGTTGACAGTTTGTTCGATGTTTTCCATCGCAAAGTTAGTGTGGCGTTTGTAAACAGCCTGGAAAAAAGTGACTTTTGGGTTACCAGTCAAGTAGACATCTTGGGCGCCGTAGGCGACGAGTTGCATGAGACCACCGGCCATATTGTTTGTTTTTGTACTATAGGCTGAGATTTTTTTTT